GAATTGCCCCTCCCGCCCGCGCACCGACAAGCACCCCACCGAAAAGAAATTTGCCTGGGAGATCGCCGCATGAATATCAACCCCCGCACCTGGTTCCCCGCCCGCAAGTCCAACGACATCGGCAGCGGCGCAATCGCCCGCGCGGCCACGGCGATGGGCCCGTGGCAGCAAGCGCTCAACGGTTTCGTGCCGCGCGAGGTGAACCCGTGGTTCCTCGAGGCGCTGCGCTCGTCGCTCGGCGTGCTCGATGGCGCGATGAACCGGCTGGTGACGGTGGACGGCATCATCGATGTGGAGGGCGGCAACGACAAGCTGGTGCAGCTGATCCAGCGTGAGTTGATCGCCGGCATTCCGGTGAACGACCTGCAGGGCGGCTTGCAGGCGTTCTACGCGGGGCAGGGCAACGAGCTGTACGAGCAGGGTTTCACCGTGGCCGAGATGGTGTACGACCGGCGCGGGCGCGAGCTGATCGGGCTGCAGGTGGCCGACAGCAAGGGCGTGCTGTTTCACCGCGACCCCGAAAGCGGCCAGCTGCAGACCTGGTACCTGCCGCCGATGGCGAACGCCACCGGCCGGCGCGACGGTACCGACGCGGTGGAAACCGTGCTGCGCAACACCGCGCGGCAGCTCAACGTGGCGCTGATCCAGGGCAAGGGCTACACGCTGGTGGCGCCGGAGCGCATGATCTACAGCGCGTTCAACCCCGAGAACGGCCAGCCCTATGGCGTGAGCCTGCTACGCGGCATCGAGTTCGTCAGCCAGATCCTGCTGAAGATGCACAACGCCACCGGGCAGGCATGGGAACGCTTCGGCGACCCCGTGTTCCACGTGAACTACAAGACCAAGAACCGCTCGCTGAAAAGCGACGCGCTGGACAAGCGCCGCCAGATGCTTGCGTCGGACCTGCATGCGGCGCTCACCGCCAAGCGCCTGGGCAACAGCGCCGACTTCACCACTGCCGTCGGCGCCGACGACGAGATCACCGTCACCATCATCGGCGGCGATGGCAAGGTGCTCAGCATCGAAATGCCGGCACGCCACATGCTGGAGCAGATCCTCGCCAAGACCGGTTTGCCGGCGTGGATGCTCGGCATGCAGTTCAGCACCGCCGAGCGCATGGCCGACAACCAGGCCGAAGTGGTGCTGCAGGAAAGCAAGACCCGTTTCGAGGCCCGCCTGCACGGCCTGAACCGCGTCGTAGAAACGTGGATGCGCGGCCGCGGACTCACGTGGAAGCCCGGCGACTGGAACCTCACCCAGAAGCTGCCCAACCTGCGCGACGAACTGAAGCGCGCCCAGGCCGGCTTCCTCAACGCGCAAACCGAACTGATGCAGCGCGGCGGCGGCAACGCGCCGGCCGGCCAGGACCCCGCCAGCTCCGACCCCAGCGGCGCCCCGGCGAAGACCGCGCACGAGATGGCGTTCAGCACGTTCGACGAGCCGATCGTGCGTAGCGCGCTGATGAAACTGGTGGCGCAGCAAGTGGGCAAGCATGCCGGGCACGTGCATACCAAGGCCGCCACCGGCGAAACCTGGGCCATCGACGACCCGAACCTGCCGCGCATCGAAACCGCCGCCATCGCCGCGCTGCAAACCGCATGGAAAAAACTGGCCGACGACACGCTGAAAGCGCTGGACTTGCCCACGACGAAAGCGGCCGGCGTGGTGTTCGCGTTCGACATCGTCAGCATGCTGCAGCGGCTCACCCAACTGCAGGCGGAGTTCGTGGCCACCAGCACGGCGCCCGATAGCGCGCTGGTGCAACTGGCGCTGGAAATCTGGACGCGCGGTATCGAGAACGCTGCCGCCGGCGTGGACCGCGAGGCCGAAGCCGCCCAGGTCGTCGAGGCCTCGCGCACCGCCCGTGCGCAAGCGCTGCCCGGCGAGCTGCACCAGGTGCTCAGCAAGACCACCGTGCGCGTCTACGAGAACGACATCGTGCACGCGCTGCAGGAAGGCACGTACAACGGCGACAATCCGCGGCAGGTAGCCGCCGAGCTGCGCAAGAAATTCGACGGCCATAACTACGATTGGCAGCGCCTGGCCGAAAGCGAGATGGCAGCCAGTCACGCCGAGGGGCAGAAAGCTGCACTCAAGGGAATGGTCATCAACGAATACGACTGGATCGAGGCGCCTGAAGCGTGCCCGATTTGCCATGAAATCGCCGCCAATGGTCCTTACCCCATCGATACCGGCCCCATGCCCGTGCGCGATTCGCACCCCGGTTGCTTCTGCGTGATCGCGGGGAGGGTGTGACCATGCTGGGCTACATGACCGCTGCCGAAGCGCTGGCCAACGGCTTCACCCACCACGGGAAATACTTCGGCGTGCCGATCTGGATCGGCGGCGTAGACGATGCGGAGGCCGGCCTGCTCGTCGCCACGAAGTGGGCGCCGCTGGAATGCGTGATGACGCTGCTGCATCACGTCGAGGGCACGCTGCGCCCGCTGATCTACCCCGACGAACCGACGGCGTTCCAGTTCTGGGTCGGCGCGCCGATTCGCGCGTCCGTGGCGTAGCTGCCGCAAAGTGCGGCGCTTGGGTCTTGCTGCGCCACACCCAGCACCGGTTTGATGGGCCACGAAAGCTCATCAATCAACGTGGTGCACAGCGATGGACAAGGCCGAGATCACCAACCTGAAGCAGCAATCGGTGGCGCATATCATCGAGCGACTGGCATCGCTGAGCCGTGACGATCTGGTGGAGCTGGCAGCGCAGGAGGCGGCGAATGACCCGCCGCGCGTGACGCTGCAAACCGCAATCGACAAGCAGCTGGCCGCGCTGGACGACAACGGCGACGGCAGCGACGAAAAGAAACCTCCAGCGGTGGATGGTGCGGCGGTCGCGCCGGCGGCGAAAGCCGCCGGCAAGATCGACAAGATCGACAAGACCGATTTCCGCCACCCTGAATACAGTGGCCCGCTGAGCGGCGACCAGGCCGATTGGCGCATGCACAACATCAAGCCCGTCGAGAAGGTGCGCGCGAAGTGAGTGTGCTCACGAAATCGTTTGCGATGCACGTCAAGGCAGCTCAGGCTGCCGATGACGCCGCACTCGCGGCGATTCGTGCCTACACATTGCGCGACTTCGCGGCGGATGAGTTGCAGATCCGCGAATACGTGCTGGTGCACAACTGCATCGACCGCGACAACGAGTGCTTCGACGAAAGCCTGATCGACGACTTCGCCCGCACGCTGTCCGGCAAGGGCGTTTATATCAAGCACCCGACAAGCTGGCAGGGTGATGGCGGCCCCGCCGAGGGGCGCGTGTTCGCCACCAGCACGCAAACCATGTCGATCGAGGCGCTACGCGAGCTGCTGCGCGAGCCCGGTCTGCAGTTGCCGCCGGATCGCACCCAGGCGAAAGCCATGTTCGCCCGCGCCTATTACGCCAAGACGCCCGACAACACGGCGCTGCTGATCAAGCAGGACGCCGGCATTGCTGGTGACGTATCTATCGGCTTCGAAACGGAGCTGCGCGAACCCGTGCCCATCAAGGATGCGCAAGGTCGTGAACTGACCGCGCGTCGCTGGGTCGGGCCCGGCGAAGCGATGGAAATGTCGTTGGTATGGCTGGGCGCACAACCCGGCGCGCGCGCCGTGAAATCCGCACAACAGAAACCCGAACCGGAGCAGACCATGTCCCTCACGAACGAAGAAATCACGGCTCTGCAGACCAAGGCTGCATCCGGTGAAAAGTCCGCCAATGTCCTGGCCGCGCTGAAAACCGCACTGGGTGACGACGCCACGCTGCTCGACAACGTGGTCGAGCTGAAGGCGTACATCGCCGACGCCAAGGCGGCGAAGGCGCTGCTGGTGGACGACATCATCGCGATGGAGCGGCAGCTGAAGATCGTCGGCGACGAGCCGGAAGCCGTGACCGCCGCCAAGGAATTCCACGCCGGCAATTCGGTGGAGCGCCTGCGCGCGATCCAGAAGGGCTACGAGGCCCGCCTGCCGCAGCAGCGCACCGTGCAGGGCGCCAACGCCAACCAGGGCGCGCCGGGCTCGCAGGAAACCGCGAAGGATTCCGTCATCAACAACCCGGCCCTTGCGGGCTAAGGAGACAGCATCATGGGCCTGCAAGTTCGCTCCCCGGCATCGCAGATCAAGACCCTGCAGATGTCGCATACCGCGGCCACGACCGCGCACGTGCCGGTGCTGATCAATTCGCACCTGCTGATTCCCACGTCCACCGCCCTCGCCAATGCGCTGAACGGTTTCACCTACGAAGGGGAAATCTACGGCGCCGCCAAGGCCGCCGTGGCATGGGCCGCGCTGGACAAGCTGTACTGGGACAACACCGCCAAGGTGGTGACCAACGTGGCCACCAGCAACACGCCGATCGGTTACGCGCTGGAGGCCGCACTCTCGGGTGATGCCGCCACCGGCCTGGTCGCCTTCAACGCTTTCGCGGCCTAAGGAGCCAGCACCCATGCGCACTCTCCATAAATTCCA